AATAATAATACACAGGCATGATTGAAAAAAGAACGATAACCGGGACGATTGAATATAGAGCCGAAGGCGATGCAATGCCCAAGGAATTGGGCGGCATTGCTGCGGTTGTTAATAGCGTTACGGATTTAGGATATTTTGAGGAAGTAATCGCACCAGGGGCGTTTGATTACGCGCTTGGAAAAGATTACGACATTCGCTGCTTATTCAATCATGAGAGCGAATTAATATTGGGCCGCACTAAGGCGAACACTTGCAAAGTGTTTGTAAACGCCCAGGGAAATTTGGAGTACACTTGGATTCCTGATTATGAAAACCCCACACACATGAGCGTAGTGCGTTCAATTATGCGCGGCGATATCACGCAGTCAAGCTTTGCGTTTACAATACGTGAGCAAACTTGGACAGAATCTGAAAAGTATGGAACAATGGGTAAGCGCGTGGTGAACGTTATTGAGGATTTATACGACGTTAGCCCTGTGACATATCCAGCATACGAGGACACCGAAGCCGATGCGCGTAGTATTTTGAAAATGCGCGACGAAGAAAGACAGATAAACGACGCCGAGCAATCTAAGGCGGACGTGGATATAATTAAATTGATTGCAATAAGATACAAAAACTATTAAAATGAAAAACATAAAAGCACTTAAAGAAGAGCGCGGCAGCTTGTTAGACGAGTTAGCTGGCTTGCAGAATGTTATCGAGCGCGAAGCTCGCAGCATGTCTGAGAAAGAAACTTCTAGATTATCCGAAATCGAAGCCCGTTTGTCGGCTATCGCTTCCGAGGTTGAGAAGTTGGAAAAATTGCAAACCCTTGCCGCTCAGGCTGCTGGAAACAGCGCAAGCCGCAGCGAAGAAAAGGAAAAGTCAAAAATGAAGGAGCAGTATAGCTTCAAGCGTGCTATGGAGATGGCTATCAGCGGCCGTCGCGATGGTATCGAAGGCGAGTTTAACGCAATCGCTGCTGAAGAATATCAGCGCAGCGGTGTTTCTGTTTCTGCTCATTCCGTTAAAATTCCTTCCGAGGTTTTCAAGCGTGACATGACTGCAACCGGTGGGACTTCAGGTTCTGAGGGTGGAGTAAATATCCAAACTTCAGTAGGTTCAATTATTGACGTGTTGCTTCCTAAGACCGTGTTGCGCGGTTTAGGTGTTCAGCAATTGAGCAACTTGGTTGGAAACTTAGACCTTCCAACTGCAAGCACTTTGCCTTCTGCTGGATGGAATACTGAAAACGGAACAGCTACCGAGAAAAGCCCTGCTTTTTCCAAGGTAACTTTTAGCCCCAAGCGTTTGGCTGCTTATATCCAAGTTTCTAACCAGTTAATGTTGCAGTCAAGCAACAGCATCGACGCTTATGTTCGTAACTGGTTATTGCAGGCTATGGCTCAGAGCTTGGAATCTGCTGCTATTAAGGGCGGTGGTTCTAACGAGCCAACTGGTATTATTGCTAACAGCAGCGTGAACGTTGTTTACGCAGGTGGTGCTACTTCAAATTCAACCAACGCCAACGGTGCTGCACCAGTTTGGGCCGACGTTGTAAATTTGATGAAGGCAGTTGAAAACGCCAACGGCGATGGAGTTGCTTATTTGACTAACCCATTGGTTAAAGCTAAATTGCAGACAACCCCACGTCAATCAAGCGGCGTAGAAGGTAACTTTATTTGGCCTGCTGGTGGTTCTGAGTTGAACGGTTACCCTGTAGCTGTTTCGACTTTGGTTCCTAGCAACTTGAGCAAAGGTACTTCAAGCACTTTGAGCGCTGCTATTTTTGGAGATTTCTCTAAGATGGCTTTAGCTTCTTGGGGTGGTATGGAGTTGACTGTTGATCCTTATAGTGGTGCAACTGCTGGATTGACTAACGTGGTATTAAATGCTTACATGGATTGCAACTTATTGCAGCCTGCTGCGTTTGCAGTTTGTAAGGACATTGTAGCCTAATTATAACGGGGCGCGGCTCGTTATCCGCGTGGGCTGGTGTTGGTTAATTCTCAGCACTAGCCGCTAATTATGAAAGTTAAATTTTTGATTAACCCGACAGGCAAGTGGAATTTATCCTACAATGCCGGGGAAATTGTGGAATTAGAACAGAAACAGGCCGAACTATTAATCGAGGTAGGCGATGCCGAGGCGGTAGTGGAAGAGGCCAAGCCAAAAAAAGTAAAACCAATTAACCCCGAAGAGGGCGACTAATGATCACCGGAAAACGCATAATAAGTTACAGCCACGCGGCCACCGATTACGTTTCGCTAGCGGAAGCCAAACAGCATTTGCGCGTAACGTCAACGGCGGACGATACTTATATTAGTAATCTGCTATCCATGGCAATAGATGCCTGTGGGCAGTATTTGGGATATAGCGTGCGTAAGGCTAGTGTGCAGTATGGCTTCGATTCATTGGTAGGGCAGCCTGCTATAATGAATCCAGTTAATGGCACCGAGCAACCTGTGGGTAATTTATTACGGATTCCTTCAAGAGTAATTAGTTTAACAAGTGTTCAGTATGTTGATGACAATAACACAGCGCAGGCGTTTACGGATTATATTGTATCGCCTCAGCCGTTGGGTACTTACGGCCGCACCATATTTGTAACTAGCGCACCAAGCAGCACAACTGACGACGTAACGAAATACCTGGTAACAGTTACCGAGGGTTTTGAACTTGCCACGGCCACGCAGGTAGATGCGGGTTTATTGTTTCCGCAAGCGATTAAGTTTGCCGCGTTGCTATTAGTGGGGCAGATGTACGATAACAGGCAAGCAATTGTAACGGGAACGATTCAGGCACGCATGGAGTACGGTATTGAATTTTTACTACAACCCTATAGAGCAATTCAGTTCATATGAATGCAGGCGCTTTTGACGAACTTATTACGTTGCAGAGTTACACAACTACAACGGACAGCAACACAGGAGAAAAACTACAGACGTGGACAACCTACGGAACTGCATGGGCTAAAGTAACCGAGGCCCCTGTGGGGATTGAACAGGTAAACGGCGATAAGCGCGAACACAAACAAATTGTTGATTTTACTGTTCGTTATGATGCGGACATTGATGTAAAGCACCGCGTGAGCTGGAATAACCGTTATTTCAATATCTTAAATTTGCAGGAATTACAGCGCCGCATGTATTTAAAAATACAAACCGAATTAAGTGAATGAGGTTAAGGGCTTGGCAAAATTGATTGACGACCTGCGCAAGGCAGGCGCTGAGTTTCAATTTCAGGACACGTTAAAAAAAGAAGGCCAGCGCGTTATTGATGACGCCAAGGCATTGGCCCCTTTGGAAAGCGGCGACATGCGCGATTCGATTGGATTTATAACGTCCAAGGATAGCAAGTTTAAAAATACTGTATTGATTGGCCTGCGTAAAAACTACTATAACCACTACCTTGGCGTGATGTTTGAGTACGGCACCGAGCCGCGAATACAAAAAACTTCGGGCAGATATACTGGGGAATTGACGCCTAAGCCATTCATGCGGCCTGCGCTAGATAAAAACCGGCAGGCGATTGTTAACGGGTTGAAAAAAGGAATAACGGAAAAAGTAACTAAATTAGCGCAAAAATATAATTTAAAATAATCATGGCAACTACAGGACCAGTAAACGGCACGTTAATCGCAATATATAAAGATATTAGCGGCACACTCACTAAAATCGCAAACGCCACTTCTAACAGCTTCGATATTACTTCGGATATGATAGACGTCACCAACAAAGATTCCGCAGGCTGGAAGGAGTTTATCGTTGGAGAAAAAGGCTACACTATGAACGTGGAAGGTATTTTTGAAGAGGACGGCTCAGTAGGTGCCGGTGCATTGTCTTGGAAAGACGTGATCACCGACCTAACTGCAGGTACTTCCGTTACTATTGTAATGACTTCAAACGTAAGCGGCGACATTAAATTGAGCGGCGCGGCTTTCTTTAGCAACTTGAATTTAACCGCTCCAAATAACGACAAAGCAAGTAGGCACAATCTAATTTTGGTTGGTTTTCATAATGAGCATTTGCCCGCCTAAAAAGCGGGCTTTTGTGTTATATTTGCAACATGGAAATTAAACTAAAAGATAAGATTTACCCCATGACTTTCAACATGAACAGCCTAAAGGCAATCATGGTGGACGCGGGAATGAAAAAGTTTGCGGAATTGCAGACCAGTGGCGACCTATTAAAGCAACTAGATTTCGGATTACTATGCGCGTTTCACGGGATTAACGAGGCGGCTGAATGTAACGGGCAGCCTAAGCCTTTTTTATTGTTGGCGGATATCGGCAGACAGGTGCAGCGATTTACCGATTTGCTTCCAGCGATAGCGGCATTTAGCGAAGGCGCGAGCGAATTTTTTAAATACGACGAAGCCGGGGGAAAGTAAAAGCCAAGGGCGAAGGCGCACCGCTGACTTGGTTAATAATTGAGCGCATAGCGTTTGGCGAGATGTGCATGAATGAAAACGATTTTAAACGATGCACGCCGAGATATTTCCGAATCCGATTGCATGGGATGCGGGAGGCACAGATGCAGCAATATCGCAACGATTGGGAGCGGTGCCGGTGGCAAACTTCGGTATTATTGTCGCCGCATAGCAAGCGGCCAATTGATCCGAAAAAATTGATTACATTTGATTGGGAGCGTAAGGAGTTAACAATAATCGAAGAGGTTGAAAAATATCGGAGTATCTTTGAGAAGTTAACACCAATACCAACAGCATGAGCGCCGTCAAAGTAGCATATAATATTTTAGCAAATAACGCAGCACTGACCACACTGGTAAGCACGCGGATAAATCCGCTACGCATACCGCAAGGCAGCGCGTTTCCTGCGATAGCTTACAATTTAGTAAGCATAATTCCAACCCCTACTAAGTCAGGCCACAGCCGCACAGATTTTGCGCGCGTTCAGGTAAGCATATTTGCGCCTACATATCAAAGTTGCAGCGAGGTGGCGGATGCGGTTCGCACAGCATTTGAGGCAGTGACACTACCAGGGACATTTAACACGGTTAAAACGCAAACTATTGAGTTCGACGGGCAGCAGGAATTGACGGACGACGAAGCGGACTTTGCAGGAGTTTATCAAATATCGCAGGACTATTTAATTAATTACACACGATGAGCAGGTTAAACGTAGCTATTGGAGCGGATATTACCGAACTTGAAAAAGGGTGGGGCAAAGCGATTAAACTAATTGCCGATGGCGGCAAGGAGATGACGGCCGATGTAGCAAAGGCCGCTAAAGATATTCAAGACCGATTAAACACGCTAGCGAATAGCAAGCCGACGGCTAGAGTTGTAAAGCAATTGCAAACTATGGCAATCGAAGCCCGTGCAATGGGGCCGGAGTTTGCGGCAATGGCTGACCAATTTACTCGCGCAGCTGGTAAAATGCAGGACGATATCGGCGACATGCGCGCTGAGATTGGATATTTTGCCAGCGACACGCGACAACTTGACGCGTTAATTGGTGGAGCGCAAGCAATGGCCGCAGGGTTTGGAGTTGTCGAGGGTTCAATGGCAGCCCTTGGTATTGAATCCGAGGATTTGCAGAAAACCATGGCTAAGCTTCAGGGAGTTATGGTGTTGTTAAATTCCTTGCAAACAATACAGAACGCATTGCAGGCCGAGAGCGCGCTAGTAGTGGGGGTAAAAACAGCCGCTCAAAAAGTTGAAACGTTTGTAATGGGGCAGGCCACACTTGCCGCCCGTGCTTATAATGCTGCATTGGTAGCTACCGCCGCTGGTGCAGTCATTGCAGGTATTGCGGCTATTGCATATATATTTAATAAGATAAGCAAGGAAACCCAGTACGCTTCAAAATACACAGACGAATTTTACGAATTACAGAAAAAGAAAGCCAAGGAAACTGGCGACGCCATACGGGCATTTGATGACGAAATAATCAATCGACAAATAACCAACGCTAAGCGTAAAGGGTTAACGGATAAGGCGCTTCGTGACGCTGAGATAAAAGCCATAGAGGACACGATTGCATCACGGACTAAGCAACTTGGAGAGGAGAAAAAATACTCTGATAGATGGATAGAACTTAATAGCAATATTATTAATTTATCTAAGCGTAAAGAGGATTTAATCACTGAGAATATTGTAGAGGCGAACAAGAAACGCGAGGAAATACAGAAGGCTGCCATAGAAAAACAAAAGGCTGATTTTGCTAGTATGGTAGAATTTGCCGCAAGCATCTACCAAAAATTTGGTATTAAAGCATATAGCGCGGTCATTGATGGATTTGGGAAAGCGGCAAGCAGTACACCATTAAAGCCCGAATCAGTGCGGAGCATGGGGTTACAAATAACCTCAGCAATGACACAGGTTGAAAAAGAGATAAATAAAAAGCCTATTGTTTTAAATATTCAAACCGAAACAAAATACAGCTCCTTTATTACGGATTTGGAAAACATGCGCAACCAAATAAACCAAGCGTTTGAAACATTAATTGAGGATACTTTAGTTAATTTAGGAACAGCCGTTGGCGAAATGATAGCAGGAGAGGAAGAGGCATTTCAAAAATTTGGTAAGGCCGCACTAGCTTCGATTGCTCAATTTATGAAGGCTTTTGGTTCGGCATTAATTACCACGGCAATTGCTTCGGATGCATTCCAAAAATTAATTCTGGCAAACCCTATAGCAGCCGCTGCGGCAGGTGTTGCGTTGGTTGCAGGTTCCGCGATAATTACAGCACAATTGAAGAAAGGACCTGAGTTTGAGAAATTTGCCGATGGTGGTATCGTTTACGGACCAACGCTCGGACTTATGGGAGAATA